GACCATCGATCACCACCGTATTTCGGCACACGTACAAATGTACCTACCGAACACCATGCACCTTCAGGCCACGGTTGCATAGTGTTGCGATTTTTATAAGCAAGTGGCCCAATTGCTACCACACGAGACACTTGTGTATTGCTAGACTCAGTTTTGCGTGCTTCTTCAGGTATATACACACCACCTTTAGTTTGAGACTTAGCACGGCGTATTTGCACAATGATGCTAGAACCATAAGGCTTTACACCACAGTCAACAGAAGGAAATGCATCCTCAATTGACTCATACGACATTTCCATCGGTTTTTCAAGTAGCATTCTCTTCTCCTAAATGCTGTTAAAGTAAATCATCATGCTTGTCTTGATCTTTTAGTATTGCTTCAATCAAGTCAAGCGCTTTTTGCAAACCGGCATAGTACCCGATTCTCTGACCGTACATGTACTGCACGTTGACATCAGGTGATGGTGGTTGCTCTAAAGCAGCTTTGGCAACTATTGTTTGTTGCTCTTTTAGTCTACCGATTATTTTGTTGATCACATGCCGCCTTTTTGCGTTTTAGCTTCAAAGGTTTTCATGCGAGTCAGATTCTTAGCGTCACCACTAGGAATCGGTGCTTTTGGTGCAGGGTCTTTACCACTACCCTCTACAGACTTTGGGTATGCTTTTCCCATTGCCATTTGTTTGTGCAAATTTACAGCTTCCATGTTTCACCTCACGGGTTGGGGTTAATGCCATGACCAGTAGAAAGAGCAATCTTTTCACCGGACTCTACTTCCAAGGCTGCCAATTGCTTAGCAGTCTGGTTGTCTTCTGCGTTCATATGTAGCTTAGCTTCTATTTCCATCTGCGCTTTAGTAAGAGCAGCTTGCTCACGCATTTTCTCACGTTCAAGTTCAGCTTGCAAACGACTGATTTCAGACTGAATGCGCTGTGCTGCTGTTTGTTGCTGCATTTGCATCTTTTGCGTTTCGATTTGCAATTTTGCTTGGTCTGCATTTGCTTTGCGCTCAATCTCAGCTTGCATGAGACTTGATGACGGATCTTGAGGCATCGGAGGTTTAAATGATTGCAGAAGCTGAATTGCTTGCTCAACGATTTGTGGTATTGAGCCAAGTGTTTGTTGCGCTTGCTGATTTACTGTTTGACTTGCGGCTGCAAGCATTTTGTCAAACTCTTGCTTTTCTTCCATGTTTGCATCTTTTTGCAGTTTACCGATGTCTTCACCAGCCGCTTCTGATGCCACATCGACCACTTGCGACACATACCACAACACAAGATGCTCTTTAATATGGTCAAGCAGCATAGGCAGTGCTTCAGAACCAACAAGACGTGATGCACCGAACACAGGATTTAGCATAAAGTCAAGGTGTACTTGCAAATGAGCCAAGTGTTCTTGGTTCGGAAATGCTGCAATAGGTCGCCGAATAGTTGCCGCCAAGTTTTCGTTGACTGCATTCATTTCTTGTACTTCAGGCTTAGGCACCAATAAATCTTCAAAATCAGGCACCTTCAACTGACGCAAAAACATCTCTTCTACCTTATAAGGGTCATAGAGTCCTGGTTTCGCGTCAGATCGCTGCATAACAGCCATAACCTGAGCAAAACGTTGTGTGTCAGTTGAAATATTTGGGTCACTTACAGGCATTACATTGACCGGGCCCTCAAAATCAGAGCGGTATGCTAATAGTTCGCCTGTTTCGTCATAGATTTCCTCTTCATCGAGGTACATCTTATTGATGCGGTACAAGAGTTCAAGCACTCGGCCCATTGCATCATGTATGCGAGCATGAATTGCATTGAATACCACCATGCCTTGCTCAATGCGTGCCAGCGTTGTGCCTACCGGCACATTAGCATTTGAATCGGCAAGATCTTCAAAGGTGGTTCTTACTACAGAATCAGCAGACTCAATCAAAAAGCCAAGCAATTGGAACAACACCGCACTTGGCGGATTAAATGGCAAAGGCATCAATACTTTGCGTATATCGTCTTGCCCAAATGAACCTTCAATTTCATGCACTTCGGTAGGGTCAATGCGCTCTGTTTGGCCACCTGCACCACCTTTCATCTTGACAAGGCCAGGAAAGTTGTTGATGTGAGCAGAATCCAACAATGCACGTAATGAACCAGTAGCCGATGCGCTTAGGCCGCCGATCATATGAATGAAACCGATTGGATAAGCACCGCGCCATGGAATCATGGGGAACTCAACCATCCAGTTCATCTCATCTTGTAGCTCATCGTCTTCTTCCCAGTTACGGTAGATCGACAATACTTTTTGTGAGCTTTTATCAACACTTATGATGTAAGGCGACGTTTCGCCTTCAATGTCGTAATAGACATATATTTCAAACACAACACGCAAACCATCGGCATTGTATGTGTCAGCTGATCGGCCTTCAATCTTGTCATTTGCACGTTCAGCTTTGGTTGTTTCAGGCGTAATCGCAGCAACTGGCAAGTCAACATCACGGTACATGCCTGACTTCACACGGCGCTGATACTCTAGCTTTGTGATGTATTGCACATGTGTTTTGCGCTCTGCACTATAAAAGTTCGTTGCTGCAAATGGCAATAGCACGTCATCCATCGATACAAACAAGGGAACCGGCTTCTTTCGTTGTCGATCCCATGTCATCTTTAAATACTGTGCACCAGCAAGCGGCACCTGTGTTGATAGTTGCTCAAGCTCGGCACGGAACTCTTTCATTTGGCGCGTCATTTGCCAGTTCATAAACCTGCAAATGCGCTGTGCTTTTTCAAACTTGTCCTTGGTTGGCGTACCGATTATGCGCTCTTTAGCTGGGCCTGAAACTGGAAAAACTTCTTTCATGACACGTGAACTAAAGTCAACGCATGCTTTGGTTAGCATTGGGTGAACAACTCTTGATGCACCTGTAAAAGCAGCACCACCTGGTGCATCGTCACCAAGGCCAGTGCGTCTTAGACCTTCTTCATACTGTTCATCGCGCCGTTTGCGTGACTCTTTGTCTTTTTCGATAAGGTCACATAAGTTAGAGCCGATAACTTGTAGCTCACTTTCAGGCAGTATTTCAGCTAGGTTAGCATAAAACTCACTTTCGCCTAGTGTAGGTGAATCATCGATCTTGACAATGGCACCACCGTCTTCGGTGTCTTGGACATCGCTCTCAGTGTCCTCATACTCCATCATCTCATCTAGTTTTTCGTCTCTTTCGTTTGCCATGTTTCGTTACGCCGCATAAGGGTTAATCAATGCTTTTGGTCGACGTGGTATGTCTTCCTTCAACGGCATTGTAGCCGAAAGCATGTTCTTGTCGCTAATCAAACGAATTGCTTGTGTTGCTGAATCCATCAGGTCATCATGTTTAATCGACTTTTCACCAGTAAAGCTACACAGCTGACTGATCAAAGGCTCGGCCCATGTCTTTGGCTGCCCTGCACGTTTCTCAGATTCTACAACCCAAATGTACCCATGTAAAAACAAATGAGACACAGCATGAAGTCGAGTAAGCTTATCGGCTCGGCCCGGATTGTACGGATAAGCAATGATGCCTTCACGAGCCAGTGTTTGTCGTAAGCTGATGCCTGAACCTTTATCTTCGATCAAGCACAAGTCTGATTTACGACCTACGAGGTACGAAGACTTTGGCCCAACCATCGGCTTGATCATCGGCACTTGGTCACCATCACCATATTGCACTCGCATTTCTTCTTTAACACGTTCGATCAGGTCCGGTAAACCAAGACGCTCTTGCCAACAATCAAGCAACAAAATTGCCGGCTTATTGTCGTGTCTAAACAGACCCCAGACACTGCAAGCAGAGTAATCAGGGTCTCCTTTCTTGCGATCACGAGTCTCTTCGGTAAATGCTGTATCAAGTGATGTAACGATGTACTCGAACTGAGGCAAAGGCTTATCGGCAGGCCAGAGTCGAATCCAATCACGTTTGATGATGCCAGACTCTTCTGGGTTCAGTATTTCGGCATGAATCTCTTGGCGCCCGATCTTAGTGCCTTCGTACTGAAGGATCTGCTCTTTGAACTTAGGCGCCAAGTTCTGAATGTTTGCATATGTCGATGCAAGCGTGACTGCAACGTCTTTGCCTTTGCGCTTAGACAAGTCGACAATTAGCGGTTTTGGTCGAGGTGTTGTGGTACACAGCAGTTGCGGGTTTTTGCCAAGTCGCATGCCGAACTGAATCATGTCCCACGACTCTTCGAGATAATCCCAGGCTGCTAATTCGTCTAACCAACCACCATGAAACTGAGGGCCGCGAAAGCGTTCAGGTTCAGATGCCGGAATACCTTTGATGATTGAACCGTTGATGAGTGTGAGTTGGTGTAGCGATATTGAATAGTTCTCGATGATTTCACGAGGCATCACATTCAACAATCCCGAATCACCTTCAAAGCACACATCTCGAACATCGCCAGACGTTGGGCCTGATACTAACCATCGTGTGTTTGGTTTGCTCCATGCATTCCACCATGTTGCTTCGGCGGCCGATCGAGTCTTTCCGGCACCACGACCAGCAAGCAACAACCACGTTGCCCACCAATCACCTTTTGGCGGAAGCTGATGCTGTATTGCGATTGTGAGCCATTTGATGCGCGCTTTGATCGCGGCTTTATAAGGCGCCGGAAGTTGATTGAGATCCGGTCCGTTTTTGATTCGTTCCGCTAACTCATTTGCTAGTGTCTGATTTATCATCATTTTGCCGTGCTGCTAGCAGATCATCGACAAGCGATTGTGAAAAGTCGTGCAATACATCGACTTGAATCGGTTTATCGTTTTTGCCAGTCACTTCGACTTTAGAATTTTCGCGATATTTAGCGGGAAACCGAGCCGCCATGCTTCGAGACCACAGACCTGTGTTGAGCTTAGCACTTTGCGGAGCCTCTACGATGTACTGTGAGGCAAGATCTTCCCAGTATGCCATTTCATATTGCTTTGCCAGTTCCATGGCTTCTAGGAACTCTGGATGAGTCTCAGACCAATACAAGAGTGTTTTGTAGTGAAAGCCCAGTGCTGAGCTGATCTGCTCAACGCTCTTTCCTTGACGGCCTAGCTCTACAACCTTATCGCATAATGCTGGGTCGTATTTGCTAGGACGCCCGATCTTTTTTGGTGTGTCATCGCTCATATGCGGATTCTACTCTCATCTAAAAAATTTTGAACAACATTTCTATTTGATAAATACAGATGAAAGTTACATCTAAAGTTACAACTAACCAGAAAACTATTATACAGCATATATATCTATCTATTCATATAATAGTTTCTTAATTAAGTAACTTATGTAACTTTGTAACTAATAGGAAAAACAATGTTCAAGATCAAACACTTAGAAGCAAAAATGAAGTTACAAGTAAAGTTACAAGTAAACAAAGCAGCGGTAACTAGTTGCCTAAAGTATACCCTTTTGGGCTATCTCGTTCATGATTGCATCCTCCGTTTTCTTAGCTAAGTCGGTTAGCGCCCCATGGTTACAAAGTTCAGCCTTAGCACCTGTAACCCTAAAAATGGTATATCGCGACGTTTTGCCATGCACTTTGATCACTTTTTGTGGTTCTATCTCTCCGTAACCTAGCAAAGCTTTGCGGATATATTGAGCTCTCGGCCTACTGTCATGGCCCCAAGTTTCACAGAGCGTTTCAAGTTGTGCGGTGGTAAACGCACCCATGCCATCGCAATGTGCCACAAGCCAATCACTTAATTCTTGCGCGAATGCCTGAAGCGGTGTTTTGCTTGCATCAATCGCTGTTTGACGATACTTAGTATCAGGGGCAGGAGCCGATGGATCAAATTTCGATATGTCTCGTTCATAGTACCAGTTAAGCACAATGCCAAAGCCGCCTTGGTGCCTAGCCCAGTGCATGAGTGCGGTGACTTTGGGGTGTGTTTCCTTGTTGGTGAGTGTGACAGGATGGTAGATTGCTTCTCTTCGTGCCGTGTTCCCCATGCGTGTGATGTATGCATCATTCGACGTAAACACGAAATTCATGTAATTGTCGATGTTGTATTGAGCACCGTATTTGTTATTGATCGCGATCTCTTTGCCGGTGATCATCGACTTCAGCTGTTTGCTATGATCTTCACGATCCGAGCTAGGCTCATTGACGACCACAAAGATCTTATTTCTGAACAGCCCGTTGAAGTTGCCAAACAGCTCATCTGGTCCTGCAATGATAGCTGGTCCATTTTCACCAAGTCCCATCATTTCGGCTATGAACTCAGCAATAGCCGATTTGCCTATGCCTTCTTGACTGGAAACAAACTGGGGAGTTGTGTTGTTCCTGCGGTAAGGATATTGCACAACATTGGCGACCCAGTCATGCCAGTATTCCTCAAACTTCGGCTCATCCCTGAAGAAATATCGACAGAAGTCAAGGTATAGCTCGGGATCACCGGATATAGGCATATGAGACCAGGCGTTGAGATAGTTGTAGCAACCATCCGGCGTAATTTGCAAACCTTGATATTGGGGAAATACACCGACTCTTCGTATATCACAGCGTCTCCTCCATTTCTTGTACTCATCGATCATTGCTACTTCTTTGACAACAGTTTTAGCAGGTCGATTATTTGATGCTGGAACGACTGTTTGCGAGATATAGACATGTTGAGCACTATCTATCTTCGCCTTTTGAAACGGCATGATGTGACCATCAGACAGTCTGATCACATCGCCGTTGTACAACGCATACTTAGTACTAAACTCATACAGCTTCACATCAAGCGTGTCGACACCGTTCATAGTGATCGATGTCGAGTTAAGCACATCGGTTAGTGAGCCGCCTTGCCCCAAATGATCGTCAATCGCATACTTGGTGCCAAGTCCTGGCCCAAAACGTCCGACACGACATAGATGCACAACGGCACCAAGGCCGCGCAAAACAATAGCAAGCTTAGTCTCAGCAAGTGCCACTTGGTCATTTGGTTCTCCTTCGTCTTTTTTACCGTCATAATCGAATATGATGTAAACCTGACGATTTTTCACATCAAAATCAGTTTTACGTTTCCATGCAAATTGCATTAAGTCTTTGTGCAAGTGCAAACCGCTTTTATCAGACCATGATGTCACACCTGCTAAACCAATCACACCATATGAAACTTTGTGCTTATCAAGATGGCGTTGTATTGCCCATGCTTTGAATTCACCTTCGGTGATGATGATAGGCACATCTACATTGGTAAGATAAGTGCGCCACTTAGGGCATGGTGGAAAGTAAATGTGTGACCCAGAAGCCCTTGCTTGTGAGTACTTCATCTTACTTTTTGGTGTGAGCAATCTAACACGGTGAAAACCGGTTTGATTGCCATCTAAATCAAAGTACGGTATCTTTACCGACCATTCATATGTGTGACCAATTAACTCTTTTGTTTGTTCTTTGTTGAGTAACTCTATGCCAAGTGCTTCAACATCTTTATCGTCATATTGTCTATCATTCAAGAACTTAGTGTATAATTGATCAGGTTGTGTTGTATGTGATGCAAATCCTGTACTCATAACTTTACGTTCCTCTACGTAAATTGTTCAAGGCTCCATGAATGCACGAATTCATGGAGCCTTTTTTATTGCTTATGTGGATGATCATCATAAAACAAAAAGGTAGCCGGAGTAAACCGGCCACCTTTAAGAATTACAATTAATTTGTTTCAAAAGCTAATTCATCGGCAAGCTGCTTAGCAAGCTCTTTAGTTGCTATGCCATCACCAAACCAAGCACGATCCATACGAACATCGTCACTACGACCACGGTGATGATCAATGTATTCGGTGACAGCGTTAACCAGGCCCCAAGCAGTACCATTGGCAGCTTTGAGCTTAGAACCTTTGCCATTACCATTGAACAACTCCATCAGTTTGTCGGATGTGCGATTGCTGATGATCGTATCGCCTTGTGTGTTCTGATACGATGCGATTTTGTCGAAGTACTCTTTGGCGCGCTCTGGTGACACAGGTGTAAG